GCGACAGCGAATCCGTGGTCTCCCAGTCCTGAACGAACGCCATCGTGCACGTCCAATCCGACGCGCCAGTCTTCTTGAACACCGCGGACGGGGTAAGACCCTTCCACATCGCTGTCGGCGTGTTCGGGGTGAACTCGACCTGCGAGACATGCATCTCGTAGTCGCTGGTGGTCGGCCCCTCGCCGTAGCTGAACCGCAGCAGAGCATCCCGGAGGATGATCGGGGCAACGTTGATCTGGGCCATGATCAGGCCTCCTCTTTCGTGGTTGTGGTTATCAGGGTGATGTCGTACGCGAGACGGTCGAACTCTTCACCGGCCGCGACCTTCTCCGCGTTGCTCCATCCCAGCCAGTGCAGGGACGGGTCGGTGTCCAGAACGGACAGGAAGTCGATGAGGTCATCGAACAGTTCCGGGTCGGCCGACTCCCGTGAGGTGAGGTCCGTGGTGATCGTGAGAACCCACGTCACCTGGTAGCCGCCGAGCGGCGCAGCAGGTAGACGGGTCACCGAACGGACCTTCATGGTGAGGGTCACCGCATCAGGTGTCTCATCGATGGGCTCGTACCCCTTGAATCCCCACCCCTCGGGAAGGATGTTCTCAAGCACGGTCTTGAGGGTCTGGTACGCGCTCATGCGAACCCCGGCATCTGTGCTCGCTTGTACGGCGCGAGAAGGTCACGCACAACCTTCGGCATCAGGTACGACGGGTCGACCTGATCATCCAGCGACGGGGCACGCTGCGACGCGATCGCCCACATGTCGACCGCCACCATCGTTGCGGCGAGCTGCACGTCGTCGGGAATGGTGTCCATCCCGACCGTGAACGTCACCTTGACGTTCTGCCGGCCGTACGGGAACGGCCCATACAAGATCGCCGCGGTGTGGTTCACCTTGTAGGTGCCGGCGAACGTAACCCACCCGTCTACGGGCACGAAATACCCGCCGACCCATTCGCCGCCGCCGTCTCCGGTGACCTGCACGTGCGTTACCTCGTTCGGTGCGTGCGGAAGCAGGATCGTGTCGCCCCCGTCGCAGACGTGAACGACCGTGCGTGCCTCGAATGGCCCCGCGTCCTCCTCGACACGCTTCGACGCCGCAGTGACGTACGCGTCAAGCTGCCCCTCGTACTTGGTGGCCTCAGCGGTCCCCCACCGGAGCATGTTCTTGACCTCGTCGACGGTTGTCAGTGCCACGTTCCACCTCCGTCCGGTGCTGTCGTGGGGCGGTGTCTATCGCGGTCCTCTGCGGGCGTGCGGGGCGCCCGTGTGCTGGTTCAGGTGTCGTGGTTCGCACTGCTACTCCTCACGTGTTCCCGCGCAGCCTCGAATTGGCGCTGGTCGAGCCAGTACCTGCGGCGGTGCGGGAGGATTGCACCCGTGTGGGCGTGGATCGGTACACCGAGTGATCGGATGCGGCGGCAGAAGTAGAGATCCTCGCCAAGCCACAACCCGTTCAGGGGCAGGTCGCGGAACCAGCACCACGCATCCGCTTCGTGCGGGTCTGCGTTTTCCCTGATCTGCTCGAGCACGCTTCGGTGGATGAGAATGCACCCGGTACCCAGCGCATCCACCTCGATGATCTGGTTCTCCGGGTAGTCGGTGACCGGCGCGACAGAAACCCCGTCAGCGGCGTGGACGTAGATGTGCGGGACCGGCTTGGGCATCATCCCGGGTGACGGCCACGTCCCGAAGTACAACCCACCGACCACAGGCCGGGCTGCCGCGTGCGCCGCCGCTACGAGCTTGTCGAAAGCCTGCACGGACAGCTGCTCATCAGAGTCGATCATGAACAACCACTCGGCGGTCGTGTGGTCGAGGAACGTCTTCACGACCTCGTTGCGCTGCCGGGACAGCAGCCCACCTTCGATTCGGATGATGCCGTCAACCCGTTCGGTGCGGGCGCGCATCACTTCGATGATGGACGTCATGAACGCGCCGTCAACCTGGCCGGGGTCAATCCATGCGATTGAGATGCGGTCTCGTGTCTTCACTTCTCTCTTCTTCCTGTTGGGACGGTGAGAGGGCCAGGAACAGGAACCCGACCCTCTCACCTCGTCACCCTGATCAGGGGTGACTTCTGTTGCCGATCAGAACGTCGGCGCGACCAGCCCGGTGCCGGAGATCACCTGAACGGACGCCTGGTGGCGGTGCGGGATGAACGCCGCGAACCCGAGGACACGGAACAGGATGCTGTTCTGCGCCGCGAGGGTCGCGTCGAACGACGCCGACTCGACCTCCGACTCCCACAGCCACAGGTCGGACGAACGGAGGACGAACACGACGTCCTGGTTCGTTCCGGCCCCGAGGTTCGCGGGGATGTTCGGGTCGGTGAACACCGGCAAGCCGAGCAGAGTACCTGCGGGGCCTCCCGCAGTCGGCTCACCCGTGACCGCGGGCTGGTTGAACGCGGGCCCGTTCGGGATCACCAGCGGACGCTGCTGACCGTCGAGCGCCGCGAGCACCCAGTTCCACCGGGTCGGGGTCATGATGATCTTGTCTGCCGGGAGCTTGCGACCCGCCGTCACCGCGCTCATCGCGCCGAGAACCTTCGAGTAGAAGCTGTTCGCAGCCGTCACCGACACCACGGACGGAACCGTGGTCGTGTAGGTGACGGTGGTTCCCGCGGTGATCAGCCCACGCAGCTGGCCGTTCGCGGCCGAACCCGAGATCACCTGGCTGTCCAGCGCCACGGCGTATGCCGCGGCGAGGTCAGCGACGATGATGTCGTCGATCGGTGCGCCCGACTGACGCATCAGCGCGATCGGCACCGTCTGCTTGCCGGTGATCTCCGCGATCCCGGACGACACGGAGGTGGTCGTGAACGACGCCTCAGTGATCGTGGTGTTCTGCGTCTGCGTCACGGCCGGGTCCGTGTTGCCGGTGACCTTCGGGATGATGACCGACGACGCACCATCCGGGAGAGGACGCTGGTTCACCTGGTCGGCGGTGACCCGGCCCGCGCGTGCAAGCGCGACGAAGTCCTCGACGAGCCACAGCGGCGGGGCGAGTTCGCCACCGGCGCCCGCTGCGGACGTCGCGGCGCGTTCCTGCGACTGCGCGAGACGCTGACGTGCAGCGTCTCCCTCGAAACCACCCTGACCTGCGGTGTACAGGTCACGGAAGTAGGAGGTCGCGTTGTCGCCGCGACGGTACACGGGGTTTGCTTCGTTCACCTCAGCGCGGACGACGGGGGCGGCAGCGACAGGGGTGCGCTGCTCGGCGGCGCGCTGCACTTGCTCGTCCTGCTCGGCTTCACGCTCGAGCTCGTCGATGTTCGCCTGCTGCGACTCGATCGAGGATGCCAGTTCGGAACGGCGGGCTACGGCAGCGTCGATCGCTGCCTGGTCGAGGGTCTCAGCGCCGCGGAGGGCGTTGAGGTTCTCTCCGACCTCGTTGTATTCGGTGATCGACCGGTTCAGCTGCTCGAGCCGGCGGCGGATCATTTCGCGAAGGGTCATGGGACTTCTCCTTTGTCTGGAATCGTGGTTCCAGCCGTCCGGTCAGTCAGGCCTGCGCACAGTCCGAGGGAGCGTGTGCATGTCGCGAGAGCGCGTGCGTGCTGTGTTGGTTTGCTCTACCGCAGGGAGCGGAGAGCGAGCGGTCGAGCGCGTTCGAACGAACGCGCTTCGGCCGGGTCTGTGTGCTGGCGGACGCCAGCGTCGGTGAACGGGTTCGCCCCGTATCCGACGATCGCGACGTCGCCGCGGTGGATGTCGACCTCGTCGATGCGGTACTCGGTGTAGTCGGGTGACCACTTGCCGCGGACGATGCGGAACCCGAAGCTCATCTCGTCGATGAGTCCGGCGCGCAGCTTCGGGACGATGTACGCGACGTCCTGGTCGCGCATGTCCAGCGATGGTGCGTCGACGTTCAGTCCCTGGTCTGTTTCCGCGAGGGTGAGGGTGCCGGTGCTGGTGCGGGCGATGCGGCGCAGCTGGTTGTGCTGGAGCACGAGCGGCACATCGAGATCTGCGCGGTTCAGCGTGTTCTCGAACGCGCCGGCCGACACGATCTCCGTGTAAGGCCCCAGCCAGTCCCACATCTCGTAGGCCTGTTCGGTTGCCGAAGCGAGGCCAGTGAAGTGCACCGATTCGCCCTCGACGACGTCGCGGACGGTGACCAGTGACCGTGCGGACATCCGTGCGGATGCTGACGGCTCCGCGGCGGATCGGCGCTGACGGGGACGGTCGGTGCGTTGTGCGACCTGCGCGGCGCGGGCACGGCCAGCGTTCGCGCGCGCCTCTGCGAGGATCGGGTCCATGTTGGCGTCCTAACTCTTCTGGATGCTGACGGCGGGTGCCGGGGTGCCGGCGCTGACGATGCCGAGCGCTTCGAACTCGGCGATCTGCTCGGGTGTGAACGGGGCACGGTTCATCAACGCGCGGGCCTCGGATGGTGCGGTGATCTTCCCCGTCACCTCGTTGATGAGGATTCGGCTTGTCGTTTCCGGGTCCATGCGCAGCAGCGCGGCGGTGTTCAACTTCACGAACCGGGGAGCTGCGAGCATCCGTGATAGCGCGGTTTCGCGGCGTTGGACAGCAGGCCCGAGCTTCATGATCAGGAACTGGAGGTTTGCTTGAGTGACGTTCGCGTACGTGATGTTCTGCCCCGTCACGGCGACGTCGACGAGATTCGCGGGGACACCGTAGAACCTGCACATGGCCTGGTCGCTGTAGTCCATCTGCTGGATGAACAGTGATTCCGCGGTCGACGCAGGCCCCGTGCTGTACTCCCAGTCCTTGCCAGTGACAAAAATGTCACCGCCCTGCACGGACTCCTTGAATCGCGCCTTGATGTCGTCCGCGGATCCGGGCTTCAGTACCTTCTCGCTGTTACGCAAGATGCCTGACGGGGTGATGCCGTGGTTCGTGAACCACTCCGCCGCGAACTCTGCCGCTGTCGCCCACAGCCCGAGCGACCATGCCGCGTACGCGACCGGGGAGAGACCCATGATCAGACCCGGCACCGTGTACTGGCGTTCGTGCCACACCTCGGACGGTGCGTACTTCCGGGTCGTGCCGGTCTCGTCCCGAATCACGTAGGAGACGACACCGGCCTTGGACTTCACGGTGACGTATTCGTGGCGGACAAGCTCGATTACTCGAGGCTTCCCGAGCCCGTCCCGCTCGCGGATGATGCCGTAACAGTTGCCGACACGATCCAGATCAACCTGTGTCGAGTGCATCCACTCCTGAATGGAGACCTCGCCACGCCCGAACGGGTCCACGAGCACTGGTGGCGACTGCACTGGGTAGTCGATTCCGGACACCGTGCGGAACGTGTCGATCGGGAACGAGGAGATCAGACCGGCACGGAGCATCACCGCCGCCCAGCCGACCGACTGCCGCAACGCAGCGTCCGCTTTCACCGTCACCGGCAACCCGGATGGGCCACGGTACGAGGTGCGGGCGACGACGGTATCCGAGGTTGCTTCACGCTTGTGGAACACGGGTCACCTCTTCCCGTCTCGATCTAGAATCACCGCGACGCCGACACAAGAGACGCCGATGACAGCGATCCCTGCTGCAAGACCGAACGCGAGCCACGCGGCGACAGCGCACGCGATGACACCGACGATCAGCAGAACTTCCGGGAGATACCGCACACGCTCACCTATCCGATCGAATCCATCACGTCGTAGTCAGCGTCTCGACGCCGCAGCCACTCCCACAGAGCGAGCGACCCCGCCACGAGCGGCACCACGGCCGCGCCAGCTTTCCGCCGCGACCATGTGAACGACCCTTCTCGCTCGTCCTTCACGGCCGACCGCACCGCGGCTTCCAACGCCGCATCGCCCGAGTGACGCATCACACCCTCATGGATCAGATCGAACGTCACCGAACACGCTTCAGCCATGTCCGGATACGACGTCCGCACCACAGCGACCGCGAGCTCTGCATCCTCGAGCGCCGAAGCGACAGCTTCCGCCATCGGCTCGGTCGACTTCTTCTCGTCGATGACGATCGCGACTACCTCTGGATGTTCGCGGCACACGCGGACAACCAGTTCCGCCATCCACGCAGATCCAGCCTTCGACTCGACCACCCGCAGCTGCGGCACACCGTCAGCGCCAGCACCGACAGCCATCAGCGCGGAGAGCTTCCTGTCGAGGTTGGTGTCAGCTGCGAGCACGACCGGACCCGTCGTCGCCACGAGCTTCCCTCGGTGCGCTTTCCAGAGCGTCAGGTCGACCGCGCCTGTACCGTCCGCGTCATCGTCCCATATGCCGAGGCCCTCACGTTTGAAGGACTCCTCATCCCCGAGGAGTTCCCGCATCCGCTCGATAGCGTCATCCGGTGTGCGGTGCGGATAGGACGGGTTCGCGCGTGCCCGCACCTCCGGGTCGTTCGGGTCGTCGCCAGCGTTCGCCCCAACCTCGAGGTAGAGCATGTTCGACGCGACAGTTTCGCCAGCCGCGCGCCGCTCCTTGATCTTCAACGCCGTGCGCCGACGCGTCTTGAAGAACTCCGCCCGATCCTCCGGCTTCGGCGGCGTCCCCATGAACACAACCAGCGGGTTCTTCACCGTGTTAGCGGCCGGCACCATGTCGTCGAGCGCTTTCGACGTGAGGATCTGCGCCTCATCGAAGACGACTATCGCGACGCCAGGGATCCCTCGACCAAACCCGTGCTCACGGGCGCCGAACATGATCCGCGACCCGTTCGTGAACAGAATCCGTTGCTTACCGTTGCCCGCCCTGATCTGCCGGATGTACGGGCGTATCCGCTTCCGCCTCGCCAACGCCGCGAGCGTGTCGAACGTCTCATCCGACGTCGCCGAATGGTGCGCAGTCCACAGCACCTTGATACCGGGAAACAGGATGCACAACGCGAACACAATCGTCCCGATCGTGAACGTCTTCCCAACCTGACGGCAGATCGAAATCAGCACACCACCGATACCGGCCGCGTACAACCCCGTCTCACGCTTCGCGAGAATCGCACGGCCTAGCCCCTGCTGCCAGTCATCGTGCTCGACGCCCATCTTCGCGCACTGCGCCGCGACAGCCGGATACCCCGTCGACACAATCCCAGACGGAAGCACCAGATGCTTCGCCACCTCAGACAAGCGACGAGCCGGAGGCCGCACCTTCGACAGCCGCCTAGATGTCGTCCTCGTCCCAGGCTTCGTCTGGCGCGCTTGCGGCATCCGCAGACTCCTCAGCCTCCCGCGTCTCGATCTCCTCGAGCTCGCGGATCGTGTCATTCAGCAAACGGATGTTCGGCGGCTTATCCCGCGCCGACATCCCCGCCGCAATCGACGCCGCCAGATCATCCCGCAACGCCAACAGGTACAGCTTCCGATCCCCCGACCGAACCGCCTCCAGAAGACTCAACGGCGCAGCCGGAGCCTCCCGCATCCACGACGCCAACGTATTCCGCGCAACACCCAACGCCTTCGCAACCTGCGCAACAGACTGAGCAGCCCGCGCCTTCGCAACCGCATCAGCCTTGAACGCATCAGAATACGTCCGCCGCTCCCGAGATTCCGCCGATTTCACCGCCCCAACAACACGCATCTGAGCCTGAGAACGCCCCATCACAGACAC